TCCACCAATATAACGGTGCTTCAATATCCATCCATACCTGAATCATTCTGTCATATTTTCTGTGTTCTGTTCCTGCTTTGTACAAGCGTTTCATCAGATTGAGGTCATTATCACCAATATAATAGTTAGAACATTGAAGGTAATTGTATTTACAGAAATCACAATCTTCTCCATAGATTTTACAATTAAAACTGTCCGACTTATCCCAACTGTTCATTGGATTTCTCATTCCATGAATAGCAGGTTGGAAACCTTGTATATCTAAAATTTCACATTTTAACATGTTGTTCTCCTAACTAAAAAGTATTAAAAAACTTAATAAAATCATACAAAATAAAGATATTTCATAACTTTTCTTTTCTAAATCACCATAAATCCCCCAAATAATGAAGATAAATGCTAATTTTAAGAGCATTAAATGTCACCTTCTTTTCTGTGAAGTGATCTGTCAGCACTGAATCCTTCAGGATATCTTGCTTTCAGCTTGTCAATGTTTGTCTGCATCACATCATCCATATCAAGGTCAAGTGCTTCACATGCTTCAGCAATCATCCAAAGACAGTCACCAAGTTCTTTCTTGATGTGGTTTTTGTCAAATTCATGTCCCTGATATACCTTCTGAAGAATTCCTGCAACTTCACCTGCTTCTGAAGTAAGTCCAAATACTGCATGATGCAATCTTCCTTCATTATTGTCATATGGAATGCTGCATGTTCTCATTGCTAATTTCTGATATTCTTTTCCGTTCATAATTACATTGATTTCCTTTCTTTAATCTCTGCCATCTTTGCGCTGTTCAATCTTGTATCACCATATACCCTGCTATAAGAAAGATATCCATTCATTCTGTCAATCTTTGTCAGGTTCGTTGAACCACACACAGGACACACATCCATTTCGAGTTCCTGATGTCCACAATCATCACAATATGCAAGTGATAAGTTCACACCTTCATAGAAACCAAGTTCCATTGCTCTTCTGACTAATGTCCTGATTGCATCTTTGTTGTAGCTGATTGGATATCTAACATATTGGATTTTCCCACCATTGCATAGATCCCAGAATCTACCTTCCAAATCCTGCTTCTGAATTGGTGTGATGTCTTCAGTCACATGACAATGAAAGCTGTTTGACACATAAGGTCTGTCAGATACATTTTCAATCACACCATACATCTTTCTGAACTGTTCAATCTGAAGACCACAAAGTGATTCAGCAGGTGTTCCATAGATTGCATATAACCAACCATCTTCTTCCTTGAATTCATTCACCTTTTCATTGATATGCTTCAGAACATCCAATGCAAACTGTCCATCTTCCACAAGGGATTTTCCATTGTAAAGTTCCTGAAGTTCATTCAATGCTGTGATTCCAAAGGATGCTGTCATTGGCTTCAATAATGGTTTGATTTTGTCTGAAGGCTTCAGATGTCCACCATAGAAACCACCTTCACAATACTGAATAGGATTTGTTGATGCTTTCATTTCACCAAGATAGTCATAGGTTCTTTGATGAATCTTTCTAATCATGTTCAGGTAATAATCAAGCATTTCATAGAAGTCTTTGCTTTCCTGTCTTGACTTTGCAAGAATCATTGGAAGATGAAGACTGACTGCACCAATGTTGAATCTTCCAACAAACACAGGTTTATCTGATTCATCAGCAGGTTGCATTCCACCTTTTTCATACCAAGGTGATAAAAATGCCCTGCATCCCATAGGGGAAACAACCCTTCCATATTTCTTATACATGGAAGCAACATATCCTTCACCTGTCAGTGATAACCAATCAGGATACATGGTCTTGGAACTGCATTCAATTCCTGCTTCAAAGACATCTTCATTGATGCATCCTTCACCATGGAGATTTTCATCATATAAAAATACCAACTTAGGGAACAACACAGGCTTTTTATGTCCTTCTTTTCCCTGTCCCTTTGCATGAACTTCAAGGAATGTTATGGATGCCATTTTTCCAAATTCATCTGTTGCAAGACCAAAGGTCATTGTGACAAATGGATAATCACCTCTGCTTGAACCAACTGTATTCAGCTTCATTTCTATTCCCTGAAATCCCTGTTCAAAGTCTCTTCTTACCTTGCTTCTTGCCCAACATTCTGCATCTTCATGATCACCTACAGTGATGTTCAGATATTCACTAATATATTTCTTGAATGACTTTTCAGCATAAGGTGCAAGAATCTTGTCTACTTCAGGAACTGTGAATCCACCATATTGTTGTGATGCCGTTGAAAGTATAATGTCACCAAGAACATCAAAAGCAGTGTCCAAGGTCTTTGGTTCGTTATACCAAACATTTCCCATTTCAAATCCACCATGCATGACTGAACCAACATCACACAGACAACAGTTCATTGTGTCTAATCTTGCTGATTGGTCATGTACATATATGTAACCATCTTTACATGCTTGAAGTTCTTCCTGTGTCATAAAGAATTTTCTATATAATCTTTTATTTAGCTCATTGAATATTAAGCATCTTTTAGTTGCTACCAATGTGCTGTCAGTGTTTGCATTCTCTTTGTCACCAATGAATCTGATGGACTGTGATTTCTGATAAACTTTATCCATCATGTGAACAAAGTCTTTTTTGTAATTTCTATAATCTTTATAAGATTTTGCAATTCTTGGATCAAACTGCTCCAATGATTCTTCCACAACATTATGCATGTCTGCAATTGGAATCAGTTCTGTGTTCAACAATGACAGTCTTAATTCAACAATGTCTTTCAGTCTATTAAATTCTTCATCATCAAGGTCAATCATGACCCTTTTTGCAGATTTTGTGACTGCATTTTTAATCTTTATAAAATTGTAGTCTTCAAGTGTTCCATCTTTTTTAATTACTTTCATGTAAAATCACCTTCTTTTCTTTTAATGATTCCTGAACATCAATTACCCTTTGATTGGTAGAACCTGCCCAATGATAATTGACATCCTTCAATTCTTCAATGAATTTTCCATCTACTAAAACATCAATATATTTCATCAATGGTTTGTTCTTTATATCTTCCCAACTATAGCCTGTATAAATCCAAATTGTTTTAGTTGGAAACTTCTTTTTGATTTCCTGACACAGACAGAAGATTGTTCCATTGTTGGTTGAAAATAAAGGGTCACCACCGCTGAATGTAATTCCTGCAATGTGCTTTTTTTTCAGTTCCTTGAAGATTTCCTTCTTTGCTCTGATATCAAATTCAATACCGTCATCAGGATTCCATGTCACAGGATTCTGACAACCTTTGCAATGATGACTGCAGCCTGCTACCCAAAGAACCACACGTAAACCATCACCATTATTCATATCATCTTTTGTAATGTTATGATAATTCATCAACAGTTAACCGCCTTTCCTTAATCTTTGATTCTCACTTTGATATACTTGATTTCTTTTCCTTGCTTTTTAGCGTGTGATATATAGGATGCGATTGATCCTGAAGTTGTTCCACACTTTTCTGCGAGTTCTTTTAAGCTGTCTGCTACAACTTCAGGAATTCTGTATTTGTCCCTTGAAACCTTCATATATACGTATTTACCTGACAAAGACAATCACCTTCTTTTCCTAATTGATCCTTACAGGTAACATAAGACCAAGAAGTGTTTTATCTTCAGCATCATAAATAAATACAGGCGATTTTGCGTTCGTTCCTTTATATGTCAAAGTTTTATATTTAGATTTGAATGTATTCAACAACTTGGAATCTAAATAAATAACTTCATCACCATTCATCAAAACATTCACCATTAAATTTTCTGTCTGTTTGATGTCATTTGTGAAGATTAAATCAGTTGCTTCACATTCAGTCTTCAGTATCTTTTCAAATTTTATTTCATCTTTCTTGAATACAGTTTCAAGATTCAAATAAAATTTATCTTTAGGAATCAAATATATTGCACAACAATGACTATCTGTGACAACAATATTGTCATTGAAATAACCATATCTGTAATTGAAACTACCTTTTCCTATTGACAAATCTCTTTTCACTGCATTCTTTAAAATTTCCACTTGAATTTTATCGAAAAACATTTCTTTCATCCTTTCTACTTAATAAAAATTATTGCTTTCTTTCCATTCAGCCTGACATCCTTCCTGTCACATCCAAGGTGTTTCTTAATTTCCTTGGTGAAAGTCTGCATTGCAATTCTTGTGAATCCATTTTCATTACAGAATGTGTCATACCTTGCAAACACTTCTTTGGTTTCATGGTTCAGAATTTCATCTTCTTCCACTGTTTCCAAGAACAGAAGAATCGGATTGTTGTCTTTTTCGAAGTTGTCAACTTCATTCTTGACTTTCTGTGATTCTGTGAATCCCTGATTTGTCAGAACTCTATTCAATCCTTCAATACCAAGTTTTATCAGGTATTCCGCAACATCCTGCTTCTTCAGCTTCCAAGTTATTCCTGCATCAAAATCATCATCATCCTTGCTGAATTTAGCATTGAATGGAATGATGATAAGTCTTCTTTTGATGGCTTCGAAGCCTTTGTTTCTTATTCTTGGAATCTCATTTGCACTAAATAATAACTTGACTGTTGGTTTGAAGAAATAAGCATCCTGCCCTTTGTTTTCTGCCTTGATGTCATTACCTGATACAATTTTCTTAAATTGTGCAAGTGTCTTTCCTTGAAGGAATTCATCACTGATATCATCACCAATGTTTGCAAGCTTTCCAAACATGGTTGTTGTGCTGAATCGTTCACCAAGTTCATCCATATCAAGTGATACATAGTTCTGTCTACCTAATACATTCTTCACCATGTCCAGAAAGGTTGATTTACCATTTGACCCTGAACCTGTCAGGAAGAATGATTTTGATAATTCATTCTGCCTGAAGAAACAATATCCAATACACTCTTCAAGCAATGCCCTGATTTCATCATCCTGACATGATATTTTATTCAATGTCTTATCACACAATTCACTGTATGCTTCAGGGTTATAGTCCCAAGGAATCATGTTTGTAATAATATGGTCAGGACTGAAAGGAAGAAGTTCATCTGTTGCTAAATCATAAAGACCATTCCTGAATGCAATCAGATTTGCATCTGCAACCTGTGTTTCTTCAGGTGTTATGATTTCCAAATACTTCAGGGTTTCCACTCTGTGATTTGCTTTCAGTGTTGGAATCAATTCAACCATCTTAGATTCAATGAATCTGTAACCTGATTTATAAATTCCACTATCATACACATGAAGCTGTCCCTGAATCCTTTTGATGTGATATTCATTTTTCATGTACTGACCAAAAGCATTGTGCAGGAATGTTTTCCCTTTATAGAAGATTGGTTTTGCAAATGCATCATCCCTTGTGATGACATCCATTTCTTCTTCTGACAATGCATCCTGAAAGATAAAGTGATTGATATTATCCAACACCCTTCTTATTGGTTCTCTGTCCAACATAAGCTGTGACTGAAGAATCAGGATGTATTTGAACAATTCATCATTCCTTCCATCACCTTCCTGCAAGTCTGCAAGATTGATAGTTGTGTTCACAGGAAGCAATTCATTGGGGATCTCATCAATCGTTGTTGGTTCAAAGGATGGTGGAAATCTATCCACACCATTTACTCTTAGTGGAATATATGTTGAACCATTGTGAATATCTGCAATCAATCCAACTGCAAGTTTTTTATCCTTTCCACCCTTTTCAATCCTGTGTTCTGTGTCCTTCCAATAGCTGTGAATGTGTCCATTTTCAGGATTTTCAAGAATCAAACAATTCCAATTATTCTTTTCTGCCATGTCCCAAAACTTCTGTGACAGTTCATCAGTATCAAATGAGATATCAACAAAATCATGATTCAGGATTGCACCAAATGACTGATTTCCTTGAACATCATCCCATTGAAGAAGCTTTGTGTTCTTGACTTTCATGGTTGCTTTCTTTCCTGTGCCTGTTGCATATCCTTTGAAAACCATGCTGTTTCCTTTCCAATCCAATCAATTTCACCTTCTTCCTTCACATTCCAAATCCTGATAATCTGTCATAAGCTGTGTTTATATACCACTGCTTATCTAGCTGTTTTGGAACTTTGACACCATTCACTTCATCATTAAAAATGAAGCAGTGTTCAGGTGTTCCTTCAACCTTTGCTTTACTGCCATCTTTTTTAATTTTCCAAAGTCCACCATCAGACACATCTACTGATGCAAAGACCCTGACACATTTTTCATTCAGCTTCTTGGTATTACCAACAAACCTTGTGAATGTTTTCAATCTGCCTGTTGCAGGATTGATTTCTTTATGTTTTTCCCAATGTCCGCCATGCATGATACAGTCATACTTTGATGATATCTTCTTGACCATCTGAAATTCCTTCAGGTCTTGACATCCATTAATGGTTGCTTCAATTGGTGTTCCATTGACCAACCTATCAACCAATGCTTTATTTATGATTGGAAGGTCATAGTCAAGTGGTGACAGTTCTTTCACATAAGCACCTTTTCTTTCCACCTTGCCATTACTGAAGATAAATACATAATTGTTGACATCCTTTTCCCAAATAGAACTGATTTCATCAAATTCCAATTCCATGTTGCAGCGCTTTTCCCACTCATAACAAATATCATCCATCTGTTCAAATGCTTCATCTGTGTCAGGAAGACTGACAATCAGACCATCCGTATTTGACTGAATTAATTCAAATCCATCAATCACTTCCAAATGTTCTATCAGGTCAATCAGCATCAACTGACCATTCAGACAGATAAGATTTGCATTCCTTGGATCATATGCTAATGAATTGATTGCTTTACTGATTCCATAAGTTCCATTGATGACAATCTTCAATGGTGCTTGTTCTTTCTTTTTACCTGCATGTTTCAGTTCAATTCTTCTGTCATAAATCATTTTGAACTTTTCAGGTTTCCTGCTGTTTCTTGTAAGCAGGTTATGGAATATCATCAGTCTTGGATAGAAGGAAGCAACATCAACATGCCACATCTGCCTACCATGTCCAAGATTCTGATATTTTTCTTTTCCTGCATGGATTCCACCCCAACTGATGTTGTGTTCAATCCCTGCTATAATCATATTCAATGATTCTGAATAAACTTCTTTCTGATTTGTTTTTCCAACCATTGACATATAAAAATCAATTGCTTTTCTGTATTTTTTTATCTGTATGCAAGGAAGTACAAACAGGTCAAATTCATCATTTCTTCTGACCTTTTCACATTCCAAAATCTTGGCACTGATCTGTGCCTTAGTTAGTCCAATGTCCCTGATTGATAGAACTTCAGGAAACATCTTTATTAGTGACATGATTGCATCAAAGTCTGCTTTTCTTTGCATAAACACTTCAACAGTCTGTTCCACATCATGTCTGCAATATTTAACAGTTTCCTGAAGTTCTTCTTCAGTCAGCTTCCTTGGAATGTCAAATGGAATTGATGATTCCTTCACCATGTTTCCAAGTGACCCTTCAAAGAACTTCAGTCCCCTGTCAATTTTTGCTTGGAACACATCATATGACAGTAATGGAATTGACCTGAACAGATTGGAAAATGTCCAACCTGCTTTTTCTTTAATGATAATGTGGTCATTGATTTCCTTTGGATTCATGTCACAAAGGATTCCTTTCAGGATGTAATCATCATAATGATGATTGTTGAATCCAACCCATATGTCTGTTTTGTGTTCCTGATAGAATTGTTTAAGGTCAGAAGGCGAATTGATGATGACATGTTCTTTTCTGTTGTCCATATCAAGGATGACCACAAGCCAATCTTTGATGAACACTTCAAAATCAAAGAACAGCATCATATTCACCTACCTTTCTTTATACTTCATACACTTCTTTGATTTTGAATGTGTTATATCCTTTCTTGTTCTTGCCATAGTCAAGCAGGTATTCAAGATTTCCATCAATGGATTCCATCATGTCCATAATCATGTCATTGTACTGACCATATGTCTTGAATTCCACTGTGTCATTCACATCAAGACTTCTAAGAAACTTGTTGACCTGTCCAATCTGCCATCCTTCTGTGATAAGCTGATTCATGAACAGACAACTGTTTTCAAAGTCACCTTCAAGGATTCTGAACTGAACTGTGAACATTGGTTCACCTTTATGTTTTTCTGAACCACATTCCTTGATTTCCATCTTGTCAATTTTTACTTCATATGTGCCAACAGGTACTTCACGATAGTCACCCTGACCACCATTTGCTTCTGCTTCAGCAATATCTTTCTTAAGTCCTTCTGTATCAACATTCTTATCCCATTTGTCAAAAATATTCATTTTAATCACTCCTATTCCGCAATTGCATTAATACAATCAATGAGCTTTCCAATCACATCATTTTCATCACTTATATCTATTTTATGAAAATTCTGTGTATTATCGTTCTCAACATATCTTTTTTCAGCATCGCTTTTAATTTTATGAGCAATGTTATCAAGACCTTCATTTAACGCTTCTTTGAAAAAAACATCAAATACATCATCATGTTTATAAAGTTCCATCTTGATGATGTTCTTTATTCCATTTGTGCTGTTGTTCTTAATCCCTGTCATTTTTCTTGTGATTATAACGGATTTTACAATATCGTCATAAACTCCAATTTTCTTCAATGCTTCAGTTGTTTTTTTCATATTTATCTCACCTTTCTTGTTCTTCTCTTTCTTGTAGGTTTTTCTTCTCCTGCAGCTGACAACTTCTTGATACCTTCACCAAATTCTTCTTTGGTGATGACCTTCATAACTTCCACACCATCAACAATCATGTCAACAGAATCACCTGCATGTTTCATCACATAATTGTCATTCTTGATGTCATAGAAGTATGTGTCTGCATCCAAGATAACTATTTCTGAATCAGTGTTGGTTATTCCATCATGAGCAGGTTCATCAGAAGATTCTTTAACAGGTTCTGACTGTGTGCGTGATTTTCTTCCTCTTCTTGGTGGTGTTTCTTCAGCAGTTTTAGCAAAAAAATTTGCTTCATCATACACTTTCAAAAGTTCATTCCAATCCAAAGGAATTGATGTGGTCTTGATGTTCTTTAATCTTCCACCGCCAAAAATTACTTCATTGGATTTGAAATTTAATGTTCTTGTTTCATCATCTTCAACAACTACCCTTGCCACAATGTCAACCATTCCTGCAATCTTGTTTGCAACCTTATCTGCAATGTTTGGTTTGATTGCTGTGATTTTATCACCTGACTTCTTTGTGATATCCTTTGAAGTATCTTCATGAGAAATCAGCACGATATTTTCATAATCAAGATTCATCAATCTTCTGATAGTTGATAAGAATTCTGTTCTTACTTTGTCCCATGCTCTGAAGCTGTCATCTGATTCATGTGTGATACCTAACTTGTCATACATGTATAATCTGCATGATTCATAAGTATCTTCTAACAGATCAACTATAATTGTCTTAAATCCATTCTGACCTGCTGTCTTTTCAAGTTCATCAATAGCTTTCTTGAAAACATCCCATGCTAAAATCTTCTGTCTTCCCTCAATTGTGTCCTTGATAGGTAAATATTGCATGGTAACAAACTGAATGTTTCCATCAGTATTCAGATTTAGTGGTGAAGGTGCTGAATCCATGAATGTTGTTTTTCCTGAAAATGCACCACCATAAATCCATAATTTTCTTTTGGTTGTCTTTCCAACCTGTCTTCTTTCTGCACTTGGTAAAATCATATAGTCCAATCCTTTCTGACAATAGTCTTTATACTCACACCAATCACACAGATATGATTCATTTTTTTCACACTTATCTGTAAGACCAATGTTCATACACGTTTCATAAAAATCTGCAACCTTTGAAGGGTCATAAACCACTTCTTTGATTTGAATTTCTTTTGTTCCAAGTTCTTCATAAATCCTATTTCTGAATTCTTGAAGCGTTTCTATTTTCTTTTGTTTAATTCTAACCTTTGGAACAAATACAAAATACATTTTTCTGATATGCTTTCCTGTTATTCTTTCAAAGAAATATTTGTATACATGCAACTGTCTTGACTGCATATAGTGCTCAATGTTGTTTGAATACTTGAAATCATACAAATCAAACTGACCATGTGGAAGACCTGCATCATGCTTGGTACATGGAACAATCAAGTCTGCTGTTCCTTCATAAACATCATTCTTGAAATTGACTTCATGAAATCCTTCAGGAAGAAGTTCTTTCATCTTTGGAATCCAATATTCAAGTTTGATGATTTCATTGATGTGTGCATCTGTGATGATGGGATATGAATCTTTGTATTCCTGAATAGCTGTTTCCATATCCTTTTCCATTCCTCTATGAATCGCTGTCCCTAGTATCAATGGGTTAGCAGGATCATCTGTTGGAAGTGAATTGAGATTTTTTTTATATCTCAATTCAAATCTATATGGACAGTTTTCAAAACATTCGCATGTTGAAAAGTGAAATCTATCCATCTGACCACCTTCTTTTCAATAATCCATAATTGTATGCAGTGTTTGCATCATCCACTTTCAAGCAATCAATGAAGTTCCTGAATAATTCAAAGTGATCAGGATAAAGAAGAATTCCATATCCACCTGCTTCATCAATCTTCTTCAGGTTGTGAATCTGAAGTGCTGAAGGTTTTCCATTCTTTGCCTTGACTTCAATCCCAAGGAATCTTCCATTGCAACATGCAAGTATGTCAGGAACACCTGCTTTGGTGAATTCACCACCACCCCAATATTTAATGAAATAACAGTTATTTGATTTCAGGAAAGACTTGATTCTGTTTTCAAAATTCTTTTCTGATGCCATGTGTTCACCTACTTCACTGTAATTCTTACTGATGCACTAACATTGGAAGTATTTGAATATGCTTCAGCAATATCAGGATGGTCTGCTTTCAGCTTCTTGGAATCAATGGTTGTTCTTTTTGTTGGAGCAACATACATAAATTTGACTTTTGCATTCTCAAATGACTTCACACCATGCTGTTCCATTGCCTGAAGCAACTTTTTCTTCATGATCTTTTCCTGTTCTTCCAATTTCTTCTTCTGTACTACAATGTCTGTGATGGATTTAAGCACATCAGGAACTGCTGACTGAATAATCTGAATATCTGTTTCTTCAACCTGTTCTTCACACTTTTCTTCCATTTCATCACAAGCATCTTCACAAGTGTCTTTCTTGTCACAGAAGAAACAGCAATTCTGACATTCTCTATTTTCTTCCATTGTGATTTTACATTTCATCATAATATTCACCTTCTTTTCTAATCTTTCATAATATGGTTTTGATTACAAAGTTATGAATTTTTATTTTCATCTTCTTTGAATAATTCATCTGTGAAATCCTTCCTTTCTTCCAATGTGTGCAGGATTTGTTCTTCAATTGTTCCCTTGCAAATCATCAAATAATAGAAACATGTCTTTTCCTGACCAATCCTGTGAATCCTTTTCTTGGACTGTTCAAAATCTTCTGATGACAATGGAAGTGAAAAATAAATGATTCTGTTGCACTTCTGAAGATTCAGTCCTTTGGATGCTGATTGATACTGACATAAGGTCACACTGTTTGATTCCTGTT